TAATATGTTAACGGACGAAAACAAAGCATTTATATTAAAAAAGATTAACGAAGGAATTCAAGATTACGTTGTTCTCGCTAATCTACTTTATAATCGTGAAGATTTAACGGGCAGGTCTAAAGAGGCAAAGTTAGTCAGAGACTTTCTTTTAACAACTGGATTTGTTAAAAAACAAGAAAAGCCAAAGCCCACACAAACAATAGAAATACTATCAAAAGAAAATTGTGAATTTATTGAACAAAACATTAAAACAAGAATAACTCCTAGGCAAGTAACAGAGTTAATATTTCATGAAAAATTTCTGGGCCTTGAAAACTTTAATATTTTTATTACACCTGAGTATAGAGCCGTTCAAAAATACATAAAAGAAAAATATCCTGATTATCTTGTAGATAACGAATCTGGAGTTGGCGACAAATACTCTGTTCCTCGTTCAATCAGAACAGTAATCAATAAAGCGAATAAATGGTGCGGCCAAAACATTTCTGAAGAAAAATTATCTTTGCAACATAGAAAATGGATGGAAAAATTATTAAATTATTTATCAAGTCCAAGATTTGTTGGCAATTACGACTCATACAATAGCTCTATAGATAAAGAATTATTTGAAGCAGAATTCGTGCGCTCTGTTTGGGACAAGCCTGACTTAACTGTCGATGAAATTAATTTGTATATTAATGTTTGCATGGACTATATCAATTTAAGACAGATTGATATTAAAAAGAATAAGATAAATGATATGTTCAATGAGACGCAAGATCAGAAAGACTTCACAATGCGTCTAACTGAGGTTCTTAAGACGATCTCTGAAGAATACAATCAGTGCGCTGGGCGTATAGACAAGAGTATTCAAAAGCTCAATGGCGAACGGTCCAAGAGAGTAGAGCAAACGCATCAGAAGAACGCTTCTATACTTAACCTTGTAGAACTTTTCCAAGACGAGCAAGAACGCAAAATGATGATTCAAATTGCCGATATGCAAAAGCGCACTATTAAGGAGGAAGCTGATCGTTTAGAGAATATGTCTTCATGGAAAGCTAGAATTTTAGGAATTTCTAAAGAAGATGCAATATAATGAATTTTCATTTACCATTTAATGGCGATAGCTTTATAGCTAATAATTTTTTAAAACTTAAACAAAAATTCAATATAGAAAACATTATTGAAACTGGAACATATGAAGGTGGCACAGCTATTTTTTTAGCAAGAAATTTTAAAAATGTTTTTTCAATTGAATGTAATGAAGAAATTATTAAAAAAGCTAATGTTAATATCAAAAACGCTAACGTTAATGTCGATTTGATATTTGGAAAAAGTGAAGAAGTCCTTGAGTTTGTATTACCTAAAATAAATGATAAAACTATATTTTATTTAGATGCTCATTGGTATGGCCATTGTCCTTTAAAAAATGAATTAAATTTGATAAAGAAATTTAATTTAAAACCCGTTATCGCTATTCATGATTTTTATGTTCCTGGTAGTAAAAATTTAGGTTATGACATTTATAATAATCAATCATTTACTTACGAGTGGATTAAAGGAGATTTAGATTTAATTTATGAAAATAATTATAGTTATTTTTATAACAATGATATTGATAGCGAAGGCGCAAAACGTGGAATAATTTATATTTTTCCTAATAATTGATATGGAGTGTAAAATCTGTAATCAAATATTTAATAATGATAAGTCTTTTCATGCCCATTTAAAAAAGCATAACCTTTATCAAGCAGAGTATTATTGCACGCATTATCCAAGAAGCTCTCTTTATTATCGCCAACAAATACCTTTTAAAAATAAGAAACAATATTTTGAAACCGAGTTTCTTGATTATACAGAGTTTTTGAAGTGGGAAGCCGCATCTAACGAAGAGACGGTCAAAACAAAATGTATTGAACTGCTAAAGAAGAGAATAGATGAAAAACAATATCATTTTGCGCCGTTTCATAATGAAGTGATAACTCTTGATTTGCCGAGTTTAAATATTTATAAGAAGTATTTTAGTTCTTATACCAACGCATGTAAGCTATTAAATATTGAGCCTTTATATAACAAAAATTTACCAGAAGCTTTTAATAAAATTGATGTATCTCATTTGCCGATACTGATTGATACCAGAGAACAAGATGCGTTGGAATTTCCTAAGTCTAAAATAGAAAAAATATTTGTAGGAGATTATCTAATCGCTGATAAAAAATATTTTACCAATACATTTGTTGATAGAAAAAGCGAATCTGATTTTCTAGGTACTATGGCTTCTGGAATAGAAAGATTTGAGAAAGAAGTGGTGAAAGCAGTTGAATTGAATTGTTATTTGTTCGTAGTTATTGAAAGCAGTATAAGTAGCATATTAATAAATCAGCGTAAATACAATAGAAAAACAAATTTAGAATACGTTTTTCATAACATGCGCTCTTTATGTCATAAATATCCGAGGCATATACAGTTTATATTTACTGGCAGCAGAAATAAATCTTTAGATATTATACCAAAATTATTATATCATGGTAAGTCAGTATGGCAGGTAGATATACAGTATTTTTTAGATAATGAGCTGGGAAATTGGCAACCAAGTACCAAGGAAATCGCAGTTAATTTCCAATGAGGAATTAGCGAAGATACCTGGATATATAGAAGAACGAGAAGCGAAGTTATTGTTTTATCAATTTCTTCGCAACAATACTACTTTTGCTACTGATTTAATAACTGGTGTCAAACTGTTTCCTTTTCAACACATGGCTATTAAAGGCATGTTGGAAAGTGATTATTTTTTAGGCGTGTGGTCGCGTGGTATGAGTAAGTCTTATACTACTGGCATTTATGCTGTCCTTGATGCTATATTAAATCAAGGAGTTGAAACAGGTATATTATCCCGATCATTTCGTCAGTCAAAAATGATATTTAAAAAGATAGAAGACATCGCTGCTAAACCTGAAGCTTATCTTTTAAAACAATGTATTACAAAAATATCCAAGTCTAACGATGAATGGGTAATGGAGATTGGTAGAAGTCGTATTCGTGCGTTGCCATTGGGTGATGGCGAAAAGCTTCGTGGTTTTCGTTTTCATCGTATTATTATTGATGAGTTTTTATTGATGCCTGAACGTATTTATAACGAAGTTATTATTCCCTTCTTATCCGTCGTTCAAAATCCAACTCAAAGAGAAGAACTTTATAATCTTGAAACCCAATTGATTAATAAAGGAGAAATGACTGAAGAAGATAGGTATATCTGGCCTAACAATAAATTAATAGCATTATCTTCAGCGTCTTTTAAATTTGAATACTTGTATAAATTATACGAGCAGTATGAAAATCTAATATCTAATCCTAAAAACAAAGAAAAGACTAAGCGTTGTATTATGCAGTTCTCTTATGACTGCGCTCCAGTTCAGTTGTACGATCAAAATCTAATTAATCAAGCAAAATCGACAATGAGTGAGTCGCAGTTTTTGCGAGAGTTCGGCGCACAGTTTAGTGATGATAGTTCTGGCTATTTTAAAATATCTAAAATGGCGTTATGCACTGTTCCTGATGGTGAGCTTCCTGCTGTTGAGGTAGTTGGTAATCCAGAAGATGAATATATATTGGCGGTAGATCCTTCTTGGTCAGAAACTGAATCATCAGATGATTTTGCCATTCAAGTATTAAAAATAGATAAAGAAAAACAAATTAATACTTTAATTCATTCTTATGCTCTTTCTGGATCTTCTTTAAAAGATCATATTAAATATTTCTTATATCTATTGCAGAACTTTAATATTATAGCGATCTGCATGGACTATAACGGCGGCGTTCAGTTCATGAATTCTTGCAATGAAAGCGAATTATTTAAGGATGCTAAAATAAATTTAAAATCAATGGTAACAGAATTTGAAAGACCTGAAGAATATGCTCAAAATTTATATTCTGCAAAAACCGAATACAACAGATCAGATTATAAATACGTTTTCTTAAGAAAACCAACTTCAGGTTGGATACGATTAGCGAATGAAATGTTACAAGCTAATTTTGATCATCGCCGTACATATTTCGCTAGTAGAGCTATTGATGATAATTTCAGAAGTCAAACTAAAAAGCGCATTGGTATTACAGATTTAAAATTCTCT